CATGCGGCCGGAAAACAGGATGTCGGCGGCATAGTTGCCCTGCTCGTCGAACACCACAAACATGAGCTTGCCTGAACGCCCGCGGCATCCCCGGATGTTCGTCTCGGTGATGATGTAGCTGTCCAGGCCGGTGAGGGCCAGGTCGATGGACATGGGCGAGTTCGAGTTGTCGCTCTCCTGCGACTGGCCGACCTCTCCGAACTGTCCTACCCCCAGATACGTGATGCCGCCGATCACCAGGTCACCGGTACCCGTGTGCGCGTACACCGGGCCATCCTCGAAGTCGAGCTGGCAGGCGTACACGCTGAGGAATTTTCCGGTGGCGATGATATCGACCACGCTCTGGCTGAATGGGAACGTCGAGGGCATCAGAAGGCCTCCCTGAACTGGTAGCTGCCGCTGGCCACCACCGGCCGCACCGTCATGTTCCACGTGTCCTGGGTCATGCGGCATTCGGCGTAGGGGTTGAGGTATTCAACCGGCGTACCGGCGACCAGCGATTTGCGGATGCGCTTATTGACCGACACGATGGCCTGGCCTTGGGCGTTGGAGGTAGCAGGCTCAACCACTTCGAACATCTCCCCGGCCACCGTGAGGTAATCCCCCACGGCGAAAACCGGGGTGTTCGCGGCGGCACCGGCCACCGTGATGGCCCTGGCCTGGGCCCCGCCTGATACGACGGTGAGGCTTCCCACGCTCACCTTCCTGGTTCGAGTGAACGCCGGCAGGTTGAACGTGCCGAACAGCCCGTCCAGGCGCCCGAGAAACGCCGACAGCTCGCGCTCCTGCTCCCGGGTAAGCAGACCAAACGTCAGTGTGCATTGCCAGTACGCGCCAGGCTGCCCGACGATCTGCTGGGCGTTCGAGAGCGTCGAGGTAAAGGCGCGGCTATTGTTGACTAAGCCCCACGTCATTTCAGACGGGCGCAGCGATGCCGGCCATTGGATAGCCATGCAGTACTCCTTCTTGCTATCGGTTGCGGGCGATCAGCTGCCGCGCCGGCCCGTTCATCTTGAAGTCGCGCAGCACCAGGTTGTAGCCATCCTGCGCGCCCTTCTGGGCTGCCTGCTGAATGCGGGCCAGGGTTGCATCGTCAGCGGTGCCCTGAACGGTGATTTGCTGCTGAATGGTCAGTGATCCGCCAGACGCGGCAAAAGAAGATCCACCTACCAGGCTGGAGGATGATGCTCCGCCAGAGCTGGCCGGAGACACACTCCCGGTCCGTAGACTCTCCACAGCTTCCACTCCGCCGAATCGCCGGATGTCGTCTTGCGACCAGACGACTTCGCCTTTGTGGACGATTCCTGCAGGTTCGTTTACGCCACCTGGTCCGGTGTAGCCACCGCCAGCGAAGCCCGACCGCGAGATCGTCTCGCTGAAGCCGGTCATAGTTCCCTGACCAAGCGCCGCGCTACCACCACTCAGGAAGCTGAAAGCCGTCCCGAGGAATCCCGCAGCAGCCTGCCGCACTTGAATACGGATGAGGTCTTCGACAACCTGGTCAGCGAAGTCCTTGAAGGAAAGCTTGCCGGTCTTCACGAAGTTCACCACCGCGTCTTCCATGTTGCTGAAGGCATTGGAGAATAGGTTCCGGGTCTGCGAGGCGACATCGGCCGCCTGCTCGGCATAGGTGTTGATCGCCTGCGAGGCGCCTACTGTCCAGTCGCTCTGAAGGCGGTCAACCTCCGAGTAGTACGCCTGCTGATCCGAAAGCCGGGTAGCCAGAGCCGACTTCAAGGCCTGCGTCTGCCCCTCGTAGAGGGCAGTGTCGCTGGCCGTCGGGTTGGTGATGCGGTTGTAGTCACGGGTTACCTTGTCCAGTTCACGCTGGTAGTCCTGGCGAATCTTCAGGTCTTCCTGCAGCCGCTGACGGAGCTTGTCGCCCTGACCATAGCCGGCCAGTTCAACATCATGCCCCTCGCGCGCGGTAGAAAGCTGCGACTGAAGGTTATCCCTGAACGCTTTCAGCTTCGCCTCGGTCTCGTATCGTTCCTTGGTCAACTGGTTTGCCTTCTCCAACTCAGCATTCTGCTGCTGCTGGGCCAGGTTCAGCTCAGCCATCGCCAGGACCTGCTTCTGCGACGTGGTGAGGGTCTTCTTCTCCTTGAGGCTGGCGATCTCGGTTTCCAGCTCGATCAGCTTGCGGGCCTCAGTCCCAAGCTTCTGGGTCTGATCCAGCTCGCCGTCGATTGCCCGGCTCTGCTGCTGCAGAACGGCGTAGCGCTGGCGGGCCTCGTCAAGCATGCGCTGGCCGGCATCATCCTTGACTGGCTTAGTGGTGCTCGAATCCTTGTAGATCGGGTTGTCGCGGATCGACTTTAGGGTCGCCTCCTCCTGCTCTTTGCTGATGTGATATCCAGCGGCTCTGGCGGCGTTGATATTCTTCAACTCCTCCTCCAGAGCCTTGTTCATCTTCTGCTGCTTGGAGAAGTTCTGCTCTACGGTCTTCTGGTGCCGGTCGTAAGCAATCTGGCCGTCTCGCTGAATCTTTGCGGTTTCCGCAGCTGCTCTCGCTGCTTCCTGCTCAGTCTTTGCCTTCTTGTCAAATGCATCGAGCTGAGCCTGGAGCGCGGCAATCTGCCTCCTGTCATTGAGGCCCTCATACCCCGTATCCAGGTTGGACTTCAGGTAGTTGATCTTCTGCTGGATAGCCTGAATATCAGGCCCCTTGTTCGACTCCCGGCCGATATCAAGAAGCGCATCCCATCCTGCTTTCGCCGCACCCGAGAGATCATTCCACGCCCTCTCCAGGGTCCCGAGGTTTTCCTTGATAGTGCCGGCTCGATCAGTGAACGCCTTCGCAAGCGCCTCCTGAGCAAGGGACGCTGCGGCATCCGTATCGCCCTGCTCTTTCGCTGCTTTGACCTGCTCAAAGACCGATGCAGTCAGGAAGTTGTACTTCTCGTTGAGCTCTGCAACAGCACGAACCGGATCGTCTGCCAGTCGAACGAACTCAGCGACAGTTTCCGACACTGCTTTCCCGGTCGCCTTTTCGAACGACACCGCAGCGACTGCGATTTCCTCGAAGCGGTCACTGGCAATCTTGCCGGTTGCGGCAATCTGGGCAAGAGCTGCTGCTGCGCCGCCAGTGGTGCCAGTGATCGAGCCAACGCGTTGCGCCATGGCAGCCAGCTCGGTAGTCGTGGTCCCCGCCGCATTGCCGGTGACGACAATTGCCTGGCGGAAGGCGTCCTGCTCCTTTGATCCTTGGTAGTAAGCAACGCCGAGCGCCGTAACGGCTGCCGTTGCCAGGGTGAACGGATTGATCAGCCCAAGAACGTAGCCACCCATGGCTTTGGCTGCGGCGCCTATCCCTCCAAAGGAGTCCTTGATCTGAGAACCCTGCTGCAGGAATACGGTCAGCGGCGCCTGCCCGCCCTGCAGACTGATGAAGATGTCGGAAAATTGGGCGGGCAGCATTCGCAAAGCTGCGGCATTCTGCTTTGCCGTGTTCCCGGTTCTGGTCAGCCCATCATCGAAGCCGGTCAACGCCGCTCGCGCCTGGTCGATCTTTCCCTGGTACTGGGCGAAGGTGTCAGCATCCAGGGCGCCGATTTTCTTCTGCTGTGCAAGTTTGCGCTCCTGCTCGTCTAGGCGATTCAATGCGCGGGTAGTAGGGTCAATGCTTGCGAGCAGGTCCTGCAAGCTGTCGCTCTGGCTTTGCGTCGCTGTTTCAGCTGCCCTGGTCGCTGCCGCGACCTTTTGCGACGATTCAGCCAGGCGCCCCTGATTTGCTGCAAGCACCATGTTCCCAGACAAGAGACCCTGTTCGGCCTCGGACAGTCCGGCAGCCACATTGGTCAGGTTTCGCTGTTCCTGGGCCGCCTTCACCGAGGCATCGGCAATCGCGAGAATACGCGTGCGGGCCTGCTCTGCGGTTTCACCTACAACTTTCTGAGCGGTTGACACACCAGAGAGCGCGTTCAGAGAATCCTGAAGCTTTCTGCTGTAGGCGTCATAGGCTGCGGAGTTGATCTGTCCAGAATCTCTGGCCTGGACTAGAGCTGCCTCCTGTGCCGCCAGGTCATTCAGTTTCTTGGTCAGCGGGTCAATCTTGCCGAGCAGGCTGTCGAGTTCCTTGCGCTGCGCGGCGGCGGCTTTTGCTGCCGCATCCGCACTCTTGGTCGCTACGTCATTCGACGATGTGACCTTGTCATTCGCTGCCTGTACTTTTGCCAGGGCCATGGCGAGGTTCGTGTAATCACCGCCAGATTTCCTAAGCGTCGAGCTGGCCCTGATACCTGCTTGCTCGAGCGCTTCCAGGGCTGAGCGAATGTCGATGACCTGCTGCTCAGCACTTCTACCATCAACCTCAAGCTCGAGGCGGGATTTTAAGGCCATGGCTTTCTCCAGGCGTAAAAAAACCCGCCGAAGCGGGTTTATAGTCGGTAGCGTTTAATTGAATGCTTGATAACACTCAGCGAACGCCTCGTTTCTGAAGTCCGAAACCGCCTTCTGTTTTTCTCGATCGCTCTGGCCGACGGAAGCCCCATACGCTTTCATGACTACCGCATTGGAGAACTTGCTTTGGTCTCCTACGGATGCCATTGCATCCTCCAGAAGATCCCCTCTCTGGCGGGCGGTCATTGCCTCTCCAGCCAGAGCTGAGATCTTCTTGCACTTGTCTTGATTCTCGTCAGCATGAACCGGCAAAGCGACGGCAATAAGAACAGCAATCAGTAGGGTCTTCACGTGCATCCTCCTTGTGGTGATTGAAATCTACCACCATCAGCAGGAAGCGCCAAAGCTCCTGGCCGGGTCAATATTTATCCCGGAAGCGATTTGCCACACGCACTAGGTAACTCATGATTTCCCGCTCGCGTGCCTTGCCGTGGGCATTAGGATGGAGGAATGCGATAAGTGAATAGCGATTTTCTTCGAACAGTCCCTGGGTATAAACGAGAGCGGCATCCTGCTGAGGAGAGCCCATGGGACAGGTTCGGTCGTGCTGTGGTCGCTTTTCGGGAAAAACCGTCGGGGGCAACGCGATGTGGATGTGCATTAGACCTGCATCAAGTGCCGCTTCCGGCTTTACGTATGCAGCTTCACGTCCGAAATACTGAGGAAGCCACAGTCGGCCGCTAGAAATGTACCGAGTGAAATCAGTAACAAGGGCGCTCAAGAGGCCTGGGTAGTCAGCCAGAACGTCCCGAAATAGCGCTTCATACGTCTCGGAGTTGAACTCAACGACTACCGACATCCGTCAGCTCACTAGGCGATGGAGTCGGTCTGTTGCCATATCTGCCAAAGCAACCAGGCCATCAGCATCAATATCGCTCTCGAACACCTGGGGAGTGTTTAGTCGCTGATTGATCAAGATCTCAATGCGCACAGCAAGGGAGCGAGCTTTTGCCAGCTGGCGACGCAGAGATAGATACTCCTCCCCGATAATCGGGAGTGCCGCAAGCGATGCACTTGACTGACTCGCCTCCTCCAGCTCCCGAATGCTCTGGATCACTTCTGCATACGGATGCTCTTCAAGCACATGCTTGGGGATCAGGGCTTCTGCGGAGAGGATGAGACAGCTCTCCTCCATCGCTTTATGCATCTGCCGCAGGGAAGCCATTGCGCTTTTGATGCTCTTTCGTAGCTTAGCTTTCTGCTCAAGCTCATGCTTCGAGGCGGAACCTGGCTTGATTATCTCAACCACTTGAGGGGTAGCAGCTGCAATTTGGGCGCACGAAGTCGACACACTCAGCGCCAAGCTGAGCATCGCAACCTTCGAAAATGGAACCTTTGCGCTAGACATGCTGCCCTCCTCGGGCGTGGATCAAGCAGAATTTTTCAGGCCAAAGCATAACGCCACAGACGATACAACTCAATTGGCACCACTGCCTTCTAGACCGCTGACACTTGAGCTTATAGAGCCAAGCCATCGAGCAAGAATGGTGAGGTGCCAGATGCAAAAAACCCAGCGCGGGGCTGGGCTCCCGCCATCACGCGCGCTTGCGACGCGCTACGATCATCCGGTCAGCAATCTCTGCGGCTTGCTTGACGACCTTATCCAGGAATTCACTGGTGCTCGCACCGGCAACACCGGTCTTGCCCAGTTCAAGCGCTGCTGCGAAGTATGCATCCCAAGCTTGCAGTTCTGTTTCTGTTTTAACTTTTTCCGTCATGCCTTCCCTTCCTTGCCCGACAGTACAGCGCGAGGTTGCGCTTATTTGGAATTTAAGACACCAACCTTGCGCTGGCAACCTTGCCCAGCGGAACACGCCCTGGCCAGCCATCCAGCGTGGATGAAAAGCCAGTTCCGGCCAGGCTGGCGGCGCAGTAGCGTTATGCCTCCAACGAACCGCCCCTGCCGTAGCCGGAAAGCCCATGGACTGGGGTCTGCACACAAGTAAATCAGATGAAGAACAGCAAGAAGGTCGTCCACGAGTTGAATTCTGCAGTTCAGAAATTCAACCAGACAATGAGGTCCGTCGGCTCAAGCAGGCCAGATATCCAGGCTGCAGCAGACTGCTTCAATCGGCTTGTAGCAGCCATTTCCGACATCGACCAACGCCTCGTAGAGCTGGAGGAGGCACACGAGAGCGCCCAGTTAAAGGGGAAAACTAGCTCAGTGCCGCAGTGAACTCGACGGTGACATCTCCGTAGCCTTCAACATCTGGAAGAAGCCTTTCCAAATGCATTCTGGTCATCTCTCCGTGGTCGAACGACGGGTCG